CACGTTTATGTTTTTGCTATGGGTGGTTGGGTGGGGTACACGTTTTTGCAGCGTAGGGTACACTGGGTACATGGGGTACACCGGTTATAACTGGGTACACCGGTTTAACCGGTTTTAAATGGTGACGTGTTTAACCGGTTTGCCCCCCCCTTACCCCCCCAAGACTAACTCCGTGAAAATTGTTTGTCAATATCCTCTCTGAAAATTTTTTAGAAAAAAGTTTACATACTGCACATCTGTATCTCTTGTGCGATTTCTACTTTGGTATTTTTGCATCATGCAAAGAGACTACTCACACCAGGAATGGCCGGAAGATCGCTGGCCGAATTTCAGTTTTGACGAGATGAAATGTTCGGCAACGGGTATGTGTCGGGTGGATGAGGATCTGATGGATAAGTTGCAGCGATTGCGAGAAGCAGTGGGTAAGCCGTTGACGATTACGTCGGGGTATCGGTCGCCCGATCATCCGATTGAGGCGGCTAAGTTGGCAGACGGTAAGCCAACCGGTTCACACACCTCTGGCAAGGCGGTGGATGTGGCATGTGAGAGGGCGTTTGCGTATCAGGTGCTTTTTGCAGCGGTGAAGCTGGGGTTTACGGGTATCGGGGTGCAGCAGTCCGGAGCAAGAAGGTTTTTGCATCTGGACACTATCGGGTCGGGTGACGGGTTTCATGTACCGCGTCCGGCATTGTGGAGTTACTGATGGCGTTAAGCGAACTACAGCAACAGGCGGTGCAACTGATTGTGCTGGATCGGTGGAATCCGGACAAGTGCGGAGAGAAAGTAGCCAAAACACTGGATGTGAATCGGTCTACGGTGGCTGCATGGCGCAAAAAGCCTGAGTTCAAAGAAGCACTACAGGAAGAACTGGATAGAGATCGAAAGAATTTTGACAACGTGCCGTTGGCTTGGCGAAAGAACCGGGTGCTGGCACTGGAAGAGATTTACAACAAGATCGACGACAAGCGTGTGGCGCTGAAGTTGAAGGTGTTGAAAGAGATTCGTGAAGAAGTGGGCGATAACCGCCTACAGGTCGAGCATACGGTGGAAGTTAAGCCGTTAAACGCACCTCCGGTGGCTGAAAGCTACGAGGAATGGCTGAAACAGAACGAGCAGATGGTGGAAGCGCAATACACGATTGAGGAAACAGTCGGATGATACTTGAAGAGCAGACCTATCGGCCAAAAATCTATCCAACCGATAGTCGTGCGCCTAAGATTGTGGACGATTGGGGCGGTCTGCACCGTGAAAACAAAGATTGGCGTAGTGTTCCGGTTGAAAAGCCGAAAAAGGTCAAGGTTAAGGCAAAATGAACTGGCAACCGCAACCCGGCCCACAAGAAAAGGCCATACGTGCCAATTTTGTAGATGAAATATTCTACGGAGGCGGTCGAGGTGGCGGTAAGTCGTGGACATTGTGCTACATGTTTCTGATGGGTGTAGAAAAATACGGTGAACACTGGAAAGGCGTGTTGTTTAGGCGAACCTATCCGGAGTTGGACGAAATTATAGACCAGACGCGCAAAATGTATCGTGATTTCTATCCGGATGCAGAATACAAGGTCGGAACGCATACATGGCAGTTTCCAAACGGAGCTACGCTCAAGCTCAGACACATAGAAAACGAGGCCGATGCAGACCACTATCAGGGTATGGCTTTTACGTTTGTGGCTTTTGACGAGTTAGGAAGCTGGAGCGATTTAAAAGCGTATCACAAGATTAAAGCGTGTTTACGTTCAGGCAGTGCCGATGTTCCGGACAAGAAAATCGTTAGTTCCGGTAACCCGGGTGGGCCAAATCACCAGAATATCAAAAAATACTTTATTGACCCTGCACCGGAAGGAACAGTGATCGAGGGTGAAGACGGTATGAGCCGTATGTATATCCGCAGTCTGGTTACAGACAACAAGATTTTATTAGACCGCGATCCGCACTACATCAACCGTTTGAAAAGTGTGGGTGACGAGCATTTGGTGAAAGCATGGCTGGAAGGCGATTGGGATGCGTTTGTCGGCCAATATTTTACAAACTGGAACGAAAAGAAGATCACGGTTAACTCTTACGAAATACCGGAACACTGGCCGTTGTTTGGCGCTATGGATTACGGTGAAGCTGCACCCACTTCTTTTGGCTTATACACGGTAGACTACGATGGCAACGTCTATCGCATAGCAGAATATTACCAGGACAACGCAAGTGCATCGCAACATGCAGACAATATCACAAAGATGATTGAGAGTTGTCCGTTTACGGATGGACGCTACCCACAAACGATCTATTGCGATCCTTCGATGTTTACCAAGCGCCGTTTATCGGCTGCTATTTCTCATTCACCGGCAGATGTGTTTGCAGAGCGCGGATTGTTTTTAACCAGAGCATCTAACGACCGCATCACCGGATGGCGTGTAATTAACGACGCGCTGATTAAAGAACGCTTTTTCTGCTTTAACGGCTGGAACGATGCACTGATGCGAACCATGCCGGCATTGCCACGAAGCAACAAGAACCCAGAGGATCTGGACACTCACGCAGAAGACCATGCAGCGGATGAATTACGCTATGCAATGATGCACGTATATCGACCGCACAAGCCGGAAGATGAACAACCGTATGAAGGAACCGGACAAGAAGTTATCGACATGATGGAACAAGGCTGGGGCGTACGCAAAGGGCGTTACGCACTGGCATAACAGGAGAAATTGCTATGAAGGGTTTTAACGGTACACCAACAACGACCAAGCCAAACCGCAGTAAGAAAGGCACTCGCGTAACGCCAAAGGCAGCTGGGTCGGACAACTTGAAGAAGGTCGGCAAAGGCAAATAGCTTGAAACAACGGCAGATTGAATACTGGCGTGGAGCCATAGAGGACGGTCGTAAGTATATGAAGACGCGCCATAAGACGTGGCGTAGACTTTTAAAGACTTACGAGTTGGACTTTGATGTGCCTGGTCTGGACGAGGATAAGATTGTCAAGATCTCTCGCATGTATCCATTGGCACGTCAGATCATAGCCAGTGTTTCGTTTAACTATCCGCATGTATTCTTCAAGGTTGAAGAACCGGGTAGAGAGTTTGCTGCGGAGATACTGGAGCGTGTAGCCAATGCTGCGTTAGAGCAGATGGATGCCAAACGCGAAGTGCAACAGGTTATTTTTGATGCGCTGTTTTGTAGTGTGGGTTGGCTAAAATTTGGCTATAACCCTCCAGGTGACGACGATATTGTTGCACCATACACGATTAACGATGCTCAAGAAAACGACTTTCCGTATGTGCATCGGGTGTCGCCATTTAACGTCTACGTTGATCCGTTATGTCCTCCACACAAATTGTCAGGCGCACGGTATATCATTGAAAAAATGATGGTGCCTTTAGAGTTTGTGAAAGAGGATGACCGGTTTGTAAATCGACGGCAGATTGAGGCGATGTCCGATGAAGATCAAGCTGACGCTTTTATTTATGACATGCAAGATGCAGAACACTCTGACGAGTATGACGCGGTGCAGCATTCCAAACAGGGTCAGATGGTCTGCCTGTATGAGATACACGACCGTCTGCATAAAAAGCGCATCACGTTTGCCGAAGGAGTGACCGATCCGATTGAGGAAGTCGATCATCCGTTTCTTGCGATGAACCCGATCACCGAAACCGATCCGTTCACCGGTGAAGAACGTATGACCGGTGAGTTTGAACCGGCTGGTGGCTACCTGATGGACGGTGGCTTTCCATACCACGCACTGAGGTTTGACCAGACCGAACGCTCGTTTTACGGCGAACCGCCGATGGCGTATGTCGAGGATACACAGTCACTTATCGTAGAGTCGGTGTCGCGTAGAGCCGATCTGTTAAAGCGTTTTCAGCGCGTGGTCTTAGCCTCGCGCCGTGAACGCGAAGCCAACCAGGACATTGGCGACACGTTAGAGGGCGGTCGTGACGGTGAGATCATCTGGGTGGAAGATCCAAGCACTTCGATGCGCGAGATGAACTTTGGAAATCCTCCACCGGATCAGTTGGGTCTGGAAGCGGATGCCCAAAGTTATGAAGAGCAAAGTTTAAACGTATCGCAGATGGCGATGGGCGGTGGGCCAAAGGTTACGGCTACACAGGCCAGTTTATCTGCAAGTTTT